TCTGATTGTATAGTCAATCTGTAATAATCTGTTTAAGCTTTTCTGTACGGGATGGAATACCACGTGTGTTAGCAATTTTCCCGAACCAGAAGGATCATATGATTTCAACCCTAGTTCGTCAAATACGAAATCTCCAGATAATGTCTGACTGTTATCAAATGCTTCTTGACCGTCGGGTTCGCCGTAATCTAGTAGACAAGTTATGATAACATCTGAATATGTGGCTCCGCTGATATGTCTGACTTCCATCTTATTTCGAATAGGATCTGTGTTAGCAGTGGCATTTTGATCTACTATTTTACTATAGGTTTGGTTATATAACCCGGTATTAGTACCTATAGTGTTCGGAGTCAAGTACGAAATAAGTCCGGTAGGATCTACAGTTGTGCCGCCTGAGCCAAACACCATTTGATAAATCCAACCTTTACCCTGATTACTAATACTATTGACCATAGCTACACTCATATTTTCATAATGAATAGCGTTTCTTTTATCAATGAATATTTCTTTACTTTCCGGATCCCAAATTTTAATATGCCCCTCGTAATGAAATCCACCGACTTCATTGGGCTTTTTTTCAGGAATTTGGATGTTTTCTGGCGTTGGCTGCTGTTCCATATTGTTCTCTTCTAAATCCATAGTGTATTTATTCGGGCAACTCCGTAGTCTTTTGCGACAAGAATACTGCAATCGGAGTATTGTTATCCAATAAACTTAAGCCCGATGTTGCCGTTGTTTCTCCTCTTTCGTACCAAGATCTACCAGTTCGACGAACTATAGTTATTCTAGTTCCAGCTTTTACCGGTTCGGAAAGTCTTACGTAATTTGAATCTCCGTCAACGCTAAATTCTGCTTGTAATGTAGTATCTGCTAACGGGCTAGATGGTCCTAATTCTTCTTTATAAATCGTGATATGATCTTTTCTTAGTCTAACACCGCCAACAAATACTTCTATTTGATCACAAGGTCCATATTCAGAAGGTATATCTGTTCTATACCAAGAATTTCTAGTTGATTTGTTAGGCACATAAGGTAACGGACCTACCAACAACGTACTACCGTCGCTGATGAAATTATTTTTATCTTGTTCTTCAACGTAAGGAATGTTCTCAGAAGATCCTAAATTAACTATATGACTTCCTTGCTCATGCACCGTTGCTATTGCTGTGCCGAAACTTCCTCTTCTCAATTGAGACAATGTGTTTCCACTTAATACTAAGTATTCGATCTTTTCTCCATTGATTTCAATAATTCCTGGAATATTTCTAGAAGTTATAGGAATTGAAAGATTGGATGCATCAGTTACCTTAATAACTTGATCATAATAATTTAAATCTTGAGCTAATTTTACATTTCTATCAATAGAATAACGTTTATAATGATAAACATTTAACATATCTTTGAATATTTGATATGCAGATGATTTTTTGTAAATCCTATTACCAAATTGGAAGATTTTAATTTTATCCGATGATGTAGTTTCATCATTGAGATATAATACAGATCTCGGAAGAGACACAGAATAATCTTTGTTTCCTGTTAAACGTATACCATTTTTGTATACCCAAACATAACTTGAATTTATAGGAGTAGATGACAATCTATAAATTGATTTTCCTCCTGTGTATTCGTCACTAACGATATCGAAAGTTGGGTATTCGCTGAACCAAGTTACAGTTATCAAATCTCCAGCTGTTAAATCTACCAAATCGCTTATTAATATATCATTGTTGACAATACTGTATTGGCTTCTTACATCGTTTTCAACTTTTATAATATCTCCTACTTGGAGATACGTAGTAGAAACTGTTACTATACTAGTAGTTCCATTATAAGTCCATACGACTAAGAATGATTGCTCAACATTATTAACAAAAACTTTAATGTTATTTGAAGTAATAGTTCCTGAAACTTCAATTGGATCTATTCCTAATGCTACTGTATTATTTGTACCATCGTATACTTGAACTACAGCATCGACACCTTGTAAATGTGCATTGTTAACTTCTACTAACATGGCAGACTTTGAACTGTTTCTAGTTAAATTAACAAATTTATCTAAATCGTATTTTCTGGTACTTCCGTCATATATAAAAGTCTGTTGATTGGATCTGATAATAGACTGCTGGGTACTATCTGTATCTAAAGATGCTCCTAGAACAACAATTTTTACTACTTGATTTCGTTCTGGTTGGGTGCCAAACTCAATTAGAGTTTTTCCTGTAGTTTCCGTCACTGTCGAACTTTCAACAAAACCTATGTCTACTTCTATTCCGTCTACAGTGACTAACACTGATTGGGTATCTGAGTAATTTGCCTTTGTTAGGAAATGAGAAGTTTCACCGTCTGTTACAAATTCGGTATAATCTAATATCGATACTCCGCCGACTCCTATCGAAATTATTTCTATCAATGATCCCGCAACAGGAGTATCAACAAATTCTACTTGATTAGTTGAATAATTTATTGTGTATATTAAATTACTTCCTTCAATAAATTCTTGTTTTATTTTATCGATATACACAACAAGAGATTTACCTTCTAGAATATGTAAACCTATATCGTAATTCTTTTGTATACCGTCAGCAAAATATAATCTTAAATTAACAGGAGATCCTCCCGAAAAAGTTGAGTTAAAAACTTTAATACTTAAACTTTCTAATACTTGTCCGGGTATATTTTCTTCTGGAGCTGGTACTTGATCAGGACTTATTAATTTTCCGCCATCAATCGAAATGTCTTGAGCTAACGTTCCTTGTGCAGTAGTGTAAGATCCTGCAACAGCGTTAGGTCCTATTAGATTATTACTCCAAGTACCTGCAAAAGATCCTCCGCTGAGTTCAGTGTCTAAAAGATTAGGATCTTTAATAGAAACAGTTCCGTCGCTTTCAAAATTTCTAAAAATTAATGTATCACCAGGGAAAGTTTGAACTCCGTATTCATCAAAAACTACTGTTCTGTTTTCTCCATCGCCGACAAACGTGGGCATTAATGCATTTTCTGGTGCGGTTGTTCTGCCGTTAGGCATAACTGTACTACCGTCGTACATTCCAAAATAAGGATCATCGATTCTTATAACTGGAGGCTCAGCAACAGCTTCGTCGTAAACCACAACAGGATTACCGTTTGCATCCAAAGTTTCTATAGTTCTTAGTTCTTTAGATCCAGCACGTTTCAAATAGATCGACACTCGCTGATTAGCCGCAGGAGCTTTTGGTAATAAAACTGTTATAGTACTACCGTCGTCTGCGCTAGAAACTACATAATGGTAATCATTATTTGATTCAACACTATCCCAGGCATCAGTAAACCAAGGCAACGCATCCCAGCCGCCGCTAACATCAAAAGTTGTGCCTTGAATTTGAATACCGCCGTAGTCGATACCAGTCATTAATTGACTCACTACTTTGCCTTTCATTCCCTCGACGGGATTATAATAAGAATTTATTCTATCAACGCTATCGTAAATTTCGTTAAATTTCTCATAGGCAACAGTTATTAAGTCTCCCTGCTCGAGTTGAATTAAAAACTTTATTTTTGCCTTAGTTAAGGAATATGTGTCAACTGTTGAAGTATAGTAGATAATTTCATATTCATTGTTGAAAACAATCTGTTCATTTCGTGTGACTGAAATCTTACTTCTATCTTTGCTAGGCGCATATTTTAAGTCAAATACAGCAGACGATGCACTAGCTGTAAATGATTGTGAAAAATTAAATTCCGATAAAGTTCCAGTTTTGCTTATTCTATCAAATTTTAATTTGACGTCGAAAGTTCGAATCGGCGACTCTCCTAAAATTGCCACTGCCTTAGCTACGTTAGAATTAAATCCGTTTCCGCCGACTAATGATACGGTAGGTGCTTTTGTATATCCTGTTCCTCCGGATATTAATTTAATAGATCTTAGTTTTTTATTAGTTATAAAAGCTATCGCTTCTGCACCCGAACCATCGCCTTCTATTAATACCGTTGGCGCAGAGGTGTATCCATCTCCGCTATTAGAAACTAAGATTTCTTTTATTTCAAATCCTAAATTATCTTTCCAATTTTTCCAAGGGTACTGATCTGTTAGATCAAATGAACTGTTAATCGGTAAAATTTTTCCGCTGGCGCTAGAGTACACTGGAGGTAAATCAAAATCACTGATTACAGAATTCGTTATTTCTAATCCTGTGTACCTACTCTTATATTGTCTTATTGTGGTTCGATAAGGTTTAACTTCTTCTACATAACTTCTGAAGCTGTCAAGATTATCATTCTTATAATTTATTTTCTGTTCTAAAGAGCCAACATTATGTGTTGCATTTAAGAAACTTGTTTTAAATGCCCAATCAATATATTCTTGTTCTGAGAAAGCATATCTTAAAGAAATTAAAAATAAATTATTCCATTCGTTTCTTAGATCTTCTATAAAAATATCTTGCTTAACTGCATTTAAGATATTTCTTAATTCTAATGACGGCAATAAATCATACTCACTGGTATCGTAAGAGCTAGTTGCATCAAAGCCTAGTATTTGAGAACTCTTACTATACAATTTTGTAGATAACTGAATCGTTCCGTTTTGTCGACCGACCAATTCATAGTTGTTGAGAACATCTCCAGCACCTTCTTTTACTTTATTAAGTAATGCCCAACCACCGGATCCAAATTCTTTAACTTTTAATAGATCTCCTTCTTGTATAGCTAATGAGCTTTCTTCATAGAGAGATCCTACTTCTTTACTGATCCTGGAAGTTTTAGAGTAACCTGTCGCATACCAGTCAATCTTCAACCAATACTTTGTCGTATCAAAACCCTGCGACTTACTTCTGAAAAAATCTTTTCTCACAGTGTCATAAGAATAAACACTCCAGAAATCGTTAGCTGTTTCATCTACATTTACCAACACTGCATAACTTCTTACTTTAGCTATTGCTGAAGTATATTTTTTTCCTTTAGCGATTACGGTAACCGATGATACCCTTCCTTGGTTATCGATGATTAATTCGGCCTTGGCTCCTGATCCGTCACCTTCTATTTCTATAGGAGGAGGTATTTTGTAACCGAATCCAGGATCTACAATATCAATTGTATCAATTTCTGCATCAACTATATTCACAGTTAATACTGCCTGTTTGAGTCTAACAGTATTAATATTTTGTAAATCGATAAAATTATCTACTTCATCATCGAACTCATTTGAACTTTGTTCTGGTTTAGGATCGACTAAGTTTAAATTTTCGTAATTTAAAGTATCTGCAAAAGGTCTTAATAATAAATGCTCGTTTATTCTATCAATTAAAATACCTAATATTTTATTATTGTCTTCGAACATACCTTGTCTTGGTCTGAAAGATATTCCGTATCTTTGCTTTTCAGGTATTTTAGGATCTGGAACTGAGTTACCTGCTTGGTCGAAACCAACCAAGCTATCTATCCATTTGGTTTCAATGTCTTGGTTAGGAATACTACCTATTAAATTTTCAGACAATAACAAATATTCATTATGACTTAAATTATTTGATTTTTTGTTTTTCTTATACTGTATATTCAAATAAGCAGTATCATTTTCTAATAAAGAATTAAAATTGTAAGCTAAGAATTTATTAGAATCTAATAAAGCTATTATCGGTAAACCAGAAGAAGCAGGATTAATTATAAGCGATGCCACGTCCGAAGAAGGCAGTCTTCTTCCCACAGTGTTTGTTGGTAATATTGCTTTATTTTTAACCCAGAAATAATATCTAGTTCCGGTTAATTGACCTGTGTTTACATTGTATATTTCTTTTACACTGTACACTGTATTATCTGAATATAATGGCTGTCCAGATATTCCTTCGGCCAGTCCCTCATTTGTATCAGCAAGTATACTCCAGTCCGAAGGCAACAGCGACGATTCTACCCATTCATAGATGTCAATGGATGACCCGAAAGCTAATCCGTTCCAGTTTCCTGATCTATAAACATCGTCGCCTTGTTCGTAATCTAGCCATTTTACTGTAGATAGATTCCACCATAGCTTGCCTACATTTTTTTCAAACCAGGCAGTAGTTTCATTTACTACTTGTTCATCTGTTCCGTTAGTATAGACTGCAGGATCATATACAGTTTTGTAACTAATCTCTTGTTCAGCTATTCCTAAAATTTTCAACTTTGCATGATCTATTATATCAACATCGGCCAGCTTAAGATTAGTAACTTCGTCATAGACTTCTATCGAGGTAATTAAATCAATGTCTACTTTCTGTGTTTGCTGAGCCAACGTATTCCAGGAATTAACATTAGAATCTTTCTTGAATAATCTTGTTATTCCTATCGGATGTGAACTTAACGCCTGGCCCTCTGTTTCAAGAGGTGCTCTATAATTAGGAGATCCGGTGACTATGACTGAGCCAAAAGTATCGATGCTATATCCAAAAGATTCAGCATTTTGTAAATCAGCTTCTAATTTTTCTGCTAACAAATAGATATTAGATTTCTTTTCGAACACATACACCTGACCAGTATATCCTTGAGGTTCGCTGAAACTAGTAGCATTTCCATCAAAAGTTGTTCCTGCAGAAATGTCAAATCTCACAGGGATTTTATAAGGAGCGTTTTTTGCACCTACAACAATTTTCTCAGAGTTATAATCAACACTTACAGAAAAACCAAATTGTTCATTGTTATAAGATTCGTAGCTAGAAATTTTCTGTTCAAGATTGTATATAGGAGAATCTAAATCTGTAGTTGTAAACACATATACGGAACCTTGATTTTGCAAATTAGTATCTGCATCCGGACTAGAAACAACCAAAGTAGATCCAGTTTGATCTAGATCTAAACTAAATCCAAACTTGTCTCCAGAATAAATTCCTATATCTAATCCCGAATCTGTGTTATTATAACTATCTATATTTTCAGAAGTAACAACCTGTATTAAATTATAAACATCGTTGCTATCTTTTTTATAAATGTGAATTTTTCCAGAACTAACTGTGCTGAGATTTCCTACAGGTAGCCAAGGTGTCGAATCTGATAACGTCAATTCTGTTATCCCAGGAACAGGAACATCTCCTTTACTGACTATAGAAGAATCGACCGGTCCAGGGGTTGAAGTATCCATGAGCCTATAATAGTTACCGTCATACTGTACCACATCCGATTCTGTGTATTCCTGAAACTGACTCCATACTCCCCTATAATTTACAAAAAACTGCCCGTCGCTGTTAGGAGAACCTACAACTAGAATACTGCCATCTTTGTTCATAGCTAGGCTAGATCCAAACAGATCTCCTGCTTTAACTAATTCTGCTATCTGATTTTTATCCAATAATCCTGCTGCTAAAGTAGATCCGTCGTCGCCAAGAGCTACATTTGTCGGTAGAGAGCATTGGGTGGAAATAGGATCTAGCTCAATCCAATCACTTAATCCTAGATAAAAAGAACTTCCGTCGTCGCTTAAATTTGTGTCAACAAGGGCCTTCCATAACTTGTTATCCCACCATATAACACTTCCAGCAGGATAAAATCTTACAGCGGCGGATGTATCGAACGACCCGGTATACGGATTATAACCTCCGAATGGATTAAAAATTCCGCTGTAGTTTGCATCTTCTAAATGTCTCCAACCTTTGGTTATTTTTTCTCTGTATACAATTGATAAAGTAGCTCCTGACCCGTATGAAGGTTCAACCGAAGTCGCTACTGGGGCTGTTCTAATTGTGGTAAATCTTCCTCTAACAATCGGTTCTACTGAGATTACTTCTCCTGCAGAGATTGCAGCAGAGAACGTGGCTATTTGACCTTCATAATTTACTGTTAGTACTGATGATCCAACGTTTACTTCTCTAAAGGTTAATCTTAAAACACATCCACCACTTAAGGTAGAGCCATCTGAACTAAATGTAGGTTCTGAAACAGCAATTAAAGGTGCGGTCGGTAATACATTCCAAAGCCCCCTATCAAGAGGAGTAACTGTCTTAATTGGAAATAATAAATCGTTTTCTCCTGGTACTGTTGTTTCAGTATCAACTGTGGCTGTAAATGTTGCTGTTTGTCCTAAATAATTTATAGTTAAAACCAGTCCTGCCGAATCTGTATTATAATTAGATCCAGAAGAAATTATTTCAACATCTGCTACTTCATATACTGAATATCCGGATCCTCCAGTAACAACCGAAGCACTATCAACTTCTTGTACTGTGTCGTTATCGTACAGATAAAGATAAACTCTACCTCTGCTTTCTAAAGCTCCGGGCGCAGAAACAGCTAGGTAATACTTGTCTCCGTTCTGTCCTACAGAGATTGCACTTCCAAATAATTCATCAGCAGAAGGTCTAGGACTTACTATTGATATAAATTCAACCCATCTATTAGATTCAAATTTATAAATTGTAACCATTCCTTGGTTATTGTATCCTGGTAATCTACCAGTTGAATTAGCCTCAACGATTGTTACAGGTTCCCAGTCAACGGAATAGATATCTATATAAGAAGAATCTACCGGTACTTCTCCATTTTTTATCTGTTCGATAGTTGGAGCAGACGGATTTCCTGGAACATCATTTACTGCCTTCCATAATTTACCATTGTATATTACTATTTCGCTAGCGAAATAATCTGCTCGTGGATCAAATTCTCCCATAAACTTACTCTTAATGTAGCTAGCATTAGGAGAACCTACAATCAAAAATTGCCCATCTGGGGTCGCTGCTACTGCCGATCCAAATACTCGAGATAACTGACTTCTAAATTCGCTAGGTGGGGGGATCACCTGATAAAGCTCTAAACCTCTACCTGTCTCTACATAAGAATAGAGATAGCCAGTACTAGGCATACTACTGATTATCTGTTTCAAACTGTTAATATACAGTACCGATGTACCGCTACCGACTGGTTCTTGAACACCGTATTCTATTAGATTTTTATATGAATACGATTTTTGTTTCTGGATTACTTCCCATCGATTATTTTGATCCGAATCGATCCATAGCTTAGTATCTTTTTTCAGCGCAGCGACTTCGGCAAGATCTAAGGTGTTGTAACTATCGATTCTAGCAGGGACTAACAAATTAATTGTTTGTATCGCGCTGTCGTCTATAGCGGGTGCATCGGCATCTTCTCGTTTCTCAACTATTATAGTTCTAGCCGTCGTCGATTTTACAAAGAAAAATCCTTCTAAATCGATTATATTCCTTAATCCTACTATATCATTTTCTTGTATCTCGTGGACTCTATTAAATCTTATTTCAACTTCGAGATCAATTAATTCTGTTACAGATTCAATAATAAGCAAGGGTTGATTCTCAAAACGTAAGACATTCCAGCTTTGATTATCGTAGGTAATCCATATATAATTATTTTCTTTAACAAGATTTATATCCAGATCTAAAATTTCTGTTTTATCTTTAACAATAAAATCAACTTGATCAGATCTAACATAACCCGAAATTCGAGAATTTAATTCGTAATATTTTGTAGGATTAATATTAGTGGTAAAAACTCCGTCAACAGATTTTATTATATCATTGGAATTTATTCTATACTTTTGATCTATTTTTACATCACTAATTTGTTCGTCGACTATTAGAATAGGCTGAGGATTTAGTTCAAAATTTATTTTATTAATTCTTATTTCGGTTTCTAACAACTCATTGATTCCGCCGAATCTTCCAGTTCTGATAGCCCACTCTTCATACAGCTCTATACTATCCTCGTCTGTTTTACTGAGCTTATCAAAAATTTTAGTTATAGAATTAGCTGTGCCTTTTTCTCTAATAAATCCTTGATACAACTGGAATTGTGTAATCTCGTCTTCTGCTATATTTTGTAAATAATTTCTAGATTGGTAACCAATCGAATGACGGCCTAATTCTCTTTGTGCTGTTCCTAGACCTTCTCCGTCAAGATTATAATAATCTTCAAATAGATTAATCCTGTAATCAAAATTCGAAACCAACTGTTTCTGAGGTGTCGAATCTAATTTCGTCCACTTACTGTCATCAAACAGCTCAGAACCTCGTTGATTTTCTTTACTGGTCCAATTAAAAGATTTATAAGCAACAATATCGCCTAATCGATAATCGACAAAAGGTTGCCAAGATTCAATATTAACATTGTCAAATAGGAATCCGGGACTAGTGTAGTCGCCGTCCCAATCAATCGTTCGGAATCCTCTAGATTTTATTCTTTCTTGTCTATAGCCAGTTGGCTTGTCATAAATTACATCATTGAATACTGTTCGGTCAGAAAAAATAGTTACGTGTTCTTTAAGAACAAAATAAGCTTTTAAAAAATAAATTCCGTCAGTGGTATTATTTGTAGAAACAGTGATATTCTGAAAATCTCTCTTGATATCGATAAAAGAAGGTTGCAAGACTTTGCCGTCGGCTCGCAAAATTTGATAAGGATAGAAACTATCAAAAAGACTGTCTGCTACTCCTAAATCTAAATTTATGTCAATCTTAGCAGCAGAAGGACTCAAACTTAAAATAGCACCTTCTTCCCAATTATGCTTTGTCCAGAACATAAACTCTTTGGAAGATGTAACCCAATCTTGTGCTGTTTTATTTTCTTTATCATATGCGTCAAAAACAAAACCGATGGATTTTAAGAATTCACCGTAACCGAACAGAAAATCAACCACAGCCTGGATAGTAGGTAAAATTGTTCCGTAGGTAAGTGTTTTTTTGCGTAATCGATTAAAATTTCTTCTGTATAATGCTGTTATTGATCCTACTGTAGCAGGGCCGGCTATCTGTTTTAAATTCTCGTTACTAAAATCTAAGCCACTTCTAAAACTTTTTATCGATCGATAAAAATTGTTTTGATAACTTATACAGACACCATTTCCATAAAATTTTTCTTGTTCCCATCGAAGAACATCTTCACTAACACCTCCTACTGATAACGTAGGATCGTTGTTAGAATTTAAAGCTTCGTAATAGTTAAAATAAGGAAACTGATTATCGTAGCCTGTAATTTTCCAACCACGATTTACTTTTTCTACTAACACACCGCTATAAGATAGTGTGAAGATAGGAGTGCTTGTATTAAAAATAATTTCGTAATTTTCTTGAGGAATAAAAATACTGCTCGACGTTGAACTAGGAGATTTACTATCTAACAAATATTTTTGTTGTGCCTTGTCAACGAATCCTGATAATCTTGTACTAAGGTTTACATCGATATTGTCAATTATTTCTTGAAGCGCAGAATCAGTTAATGCAAGGCTTCTTACGTAATCCATTAGTATGGAAATAAGACCGTAGGCCTGATCTTCCCCTACAGTAGGCACAACAACGTTTTCTAATTTTATAAAAGTATCTGTGCTCGAATGAACATATTGATCAATCTTATTTTTCTTAACTCTTGTAAAATCTAAAGAAGTGTTAATATATTCAAAAGGTCTTAGTAAGCACAGAGCCTTTACTACAGAAAACGGAAATTCGGGACTAGATCTCCAGGCATATTCGACCGGGCCTACGTCGCCAAGAACAAACGGTCCCTGATTATTAATTAAAGCAAAATTACTGGCCAAGGAAGAATCTAAGGGACTTAGTAAATTTCCGTTATTATCTACCGGTATCTGCTTGGTTAAACCTGGTCTTTTATATCTATCGTATATTCCTTGTCTAGTGCCTTGTCTAATAACACCATTTTCTAAATCCTCCCACAACAGTAAATTACCGTTGGTATACGGGGCCGCTCCGTACTGGGATTCCCACCAGTCTGGTTGTTCTGTGAATCCTAGAAGTTCCCAAGGACATACATGAGGTCTATAAGAATCATAGAACCAATTGTAAACACCTCTCCAATAGCCCGGTAACGATTGTTTACCTTGCTTATCGGCCATGTTACTATAGGTATATGTAAAACTATTTTCTGAATCAAAGTAATTATTATTGGTATAATCAATATTAGTACCCGATACCCATTTTAGAAAATCTTGTATCAATAAAGGATCTAATTCATCTTTAGTGAAAACTCCGCCGCCATAGTAACTAGAAAAAGCTAAATCAATATCAAACAAAGAAGTATCGTATCGAACTTTTATATTATTATAAATTCTTAATTCAAGTTCTAAAATAACATCATCTCTATAATCGTTGTATGCTCGAGTGATGCTACCATCGTGACCCTGGATAACATATACTGGGTCAACATATGTGTTATCTAAAAATTTTCTTGGAAGATATTTTTTATAGAGTCCAAGACTTGTAGGCGTTGCAGGAACAAAATTATAACTTGTAGAATTATATTCTCTTATTTGTATTAAGTCGTTTTCTTGAAGATCTACTTTTATTGTAACAAAAGAAAAAGATTTATTAAAATAATAATCTTTCTCTACAACTTTTTGTTGACCATTTATGTACACATACACTGCCTTTCTACTAGCAGTTTCTAAATCAAAAGGTGTTGACAGTGTGTAGGTTTTTATACCAGGATCATCTACTGTATATCTAATTTCTGTATATGCGCCCGATCCTATCATATCCGATTCTACGAACGGACTATTTGACGTCTTAGTTCTACCCATATCAGAAATTATCTGATCTACGAATTCGGCAGGATCATCATTATAAACATTATCGGATATGAATTCAATAAATTTATTTTTAAATTCCGAATAAGATTGCTGACAATATTCTATAGATTTAATAAGATTAAGTTTTTTATCGCATAATAGTGCTATAGATAAAGGTGCGATTCCCGAGTGTTTAACAAATCTTCTTGCTTTGTTTTGAAAATCATTTAGATCTCTTAAATTATTTGCTCCAGGATAATCTCCAACTACTCTTTCATCTACTTCTATGGCCGTTGATAAATGATCAACTGCCTGCCCCAATGTAAATTTTTTAAGATCTTGATTTAACGGATTTTTTTCTAGACCTATAGGAATTTCATAGTATCCTTCTTCCGGAACTATATTACTGTATAATTTTAAACTTACAACATCATTTTGATTTAATGTGTCTACAAAAACAAATTTACCGTTATTAGAAATTCCAGAAGATGTGTTAACCTTATCTTTAGAAACTTTTTTTCCGTTTATATAAAAAATTATTTTGTAGTTTTTGGTATCTAGATCAGACCAGTTTACTGTGTTAAAGGTAATGTTGTTTGAATTTTCTTCAACAACTTTACTATCAATAATTGGTTGTAAAATATCTTTATCAGTTTTTATCCAACAGTTATGATATTCTCCGGTTAAATTATTTCTTAAAAATCCGGTATTAATATTTTTTGTAAATTTTTCTCTTTGAATATAGTATGAGAAATTTTCCAGATCCCAATTGAAATCAAATTCTATATCTCCCACATTATTGATATTCAAATAAGAAATAGAAAATCCCAATTCTGTATCAGTTGGGCCGTTTCCTGCTGCATAACTTAAAATTTTCGATCCTGTGAAAGACGAAGTTTCGTAGACTGTTTGATCAGAAAGACTTTCTTCATTTTCATTGAAGATATCAAATAACGGAGCCTGCTGAACAGAAATTTTATCTTGACAACTCTTCCAGGCAGTTCCGTTATAAAAGAACATTTTTCCTTTATTTTCGGTACCGCGACTTACAAGAATCGATTCTCCAAAATTAGAAATCGTATCTTCGGTTTCTCTTAGACTAATTTGTTTTCTTCTTTGTCCTGTTAATGGATCTGGATGTTGAATAAATTCAACCTTATAAATTTTATTGTTGGCAAGGGAATCTTTGTCAGCGATGACTAAAATTCGTGCTCCTTCGAAAAGGTCTTCACCGTCGATATTGTAACCTTTGCTGCCTTCGATTTTTGAAAAAATATCATCAGTAAATGTATCAATGTAATCTACTGTTTGTTTTGCTATTTTACCATGATTAATTAATTGCAATCCTGCGTGAAACTCAATAATCGGTCTTTTAGCTCTAAATGTTTCTACTGAATCAAAATCAGATCCGTTAGCTTTGTGAGAATAGTCTAATACTGATCTGTGAAACCATCTGTTATATCTGCTCCACGGATTAAGGTCAGGACTAGATCGATTAATAGTAATATAATCTTTATCTCCTGGATATTCGCTGGCATCGTCAAAAGGATCTGCATCAAATCCGGAATTATCAAAAAGAACTTCAGGAACTTTAGTCGACAATACCGGTACTATTAAATCAGTAAACTTTGTCAAAGTAATAGCCGACCCTACTCCCTCAACTAACCATGTGTCTCTTGAATATTTTTCAGGCACAACTTGTCCGATAAACTCGACAACCATGCCATTAGAAAATTCAATTCCGTTACTGCTTTTGTAGGTTTTTTTACCTATTATTTCTTTAGTAACATTAATTTTTGTTGCGGTATCTGCATTTGATATTAGAAATCTTCCGAATCTGTTAGGGTGAACTGTGCTTTGATAGAACAAAACATCCGGAGCATTAAGGGGTACAGTAAATGTAACTGTGCCTATTTCTGTATTGTTATTGGTAACTCCATCATTGTAATCAAATATACTGTCGTTTGATACATCTTCTATGTATTCCCAATCTTGAGATTCAAAAGTTATACTGCTACCGTCAGCAGGAGATATAAAAGTTTTAGCCTTCCAAAGTTTTCCATCATATACAGCTAATTGATTAGCATTGTATGAAAGCGTGGGATTGTAAATTAATGAACCGGTATCATAATTAGTTCTTATAGAAAATCCTTCGCCGGGCAAGGAAACATTAAAATTGTAGGTTTGGCCCCTATATAGAGAGATGGTTGGATTATTTGTCAATCCGTCAGGTGTAAATATCCAATTTTCACCTAATCCTTGTTTTACTTTGTATGTACTGACAATATTTTGAGATTGTCCTAGTATCTTTAAACTAGGAGGGCCACTTGGTACCCAATAATATTCTCTGTAATTTATAAACTTGTCCCAGTCGATCGGAGGGTTCCAAGAATAATGATCTGATTCAGTAATTAAATTATCTTTCTCAACATTGTTATTAAAAAACTTGATTTGATTTTTTAAATCAATATAATCGTAAAATTTCTCAATAGTAGAATTTTTTCTTATGACTACGCCCGGTTCTAGCTGATATCTAGATCTTAGAGTTTGATCACTGTCTAAATATATGTCCTTACCGTTATAAGTTTTTCCAAACCTTCTGCCTACGTAACCCACTGTTTTTTGTAAAGTTCCTGGCTGAATTAGAGGATCTAAAACTGCACCTAAAAACTTTGCATTCGAGTCGGTTTGAAATACCGTCGGTAAAAGTTCTACAGATCTTCTGATAGGTAACTGGCTATCGGGAAAAACATTTTTACTCATTAAATTCTACCTTAATTTGTATTATTAACAATTGCATTCGGCGATGCTCTTAATTCTACTGCATTGATACTGGATACTATTTCTATATCATCAACTGTTGCGCCGCTGACAAAAATTTCATCTGATCTACTTTGTATTTCAAACAAACTTCCAAACACCTGTGTAGACTGTTTAGGTAATATGACCAAATTACTAACGTCCGGTGCTACAGTATTTGTTATGTATGTTATCAATTCTCCCAGATAAAATCTATCACCGAAATCCCAATTATTAACATCAAAAAATTCATTAATAGCACTTATAATTCTAACTTTCAAATCATTGTCATTGACTGATCGTACATCATTTTTAACTACTTTAAATATCGCCTGGAATTTTGTATCAGCAGTTGAACCAAATAACACTTTGTAATTAACAGGATGATATATTATCTCGTCACTGATTGACTTAATTGCATTTAGGTTAGATCCAAAACTAATTCTAAGACTTTCACTCGATGGAGGTTCTGGTTTAGAAACAGCACCTGCTAGATAATTTCTGAAATCAGTATCGTATGATCTAGTTAATAGATAGACGTCTATAATATTACTGGCGCTTGGGTCTATTCTTCTATCAACATTTGCATTGTGTATATACTGAAACTTAAGATGGTCGACTCCGACTACTCCTATATAAGAAGGTTCTACTTGCCAAATTCTGCTGTTTGAACTAGTGCTTACTACTCTTTTTACTACATTCTCGCTGCTAGATGAAAAATATACCAGTTGCCCGACATCATAATCATCTGGGTTTTCGTTCGCTTCATTGGATCTTACCAGTATTGATTCTTCCGTTGTATCTATAAACTGAAAAACTTGATTTCCTGACTCGTCTACTACTTCTTTGAAAAATAAGAAATTATCTGAATTTTCTCCTGCAATTGCTTCAAAAGAATCAGGATCATCTATTACTCCATCGTCGTCGTTGTCTGAGAATTTAATTTTAATTTGATCAGGAGCTTGGTATCCGTCGTCGTATCGAATAGTATCCGACACCTCGAGATCTATGTCTCTTTTCAACGAAGTAATACCTGTACTGTCTGTATTGATGCTTAAAACTATCACTTTGTCTTTGATTGTCTTTCCGGTAGTACTATCAAAAGTCTTTTGATTAGTATCTAAATAGAATCTGTTCTGGCTTCTAGAACCAAAAATATAATCCAAGCCTCTGATAGTAATGATGTATGTGCTGCTTTCTTTTACAAAAGACATAATCCACGATGCATCTAGAGAACTGCTAGTAGTGTCTCCTGCTTTACCTAAAGAAAATTCAGATAAAGTATTAAGATTAGCTGCAGAAATAATTTTCCATGCTGATTCTATTTGATCATATCTCAATCCAAAATTTAATCCGTTAGTCATTAGATTTACGATTTCATTTTCTAGCGGGGAGGAAAGATTAGTTACAAATCTAGGAATTATTCTAGAAGCAATCGCGCCGGTTGGAATTATATCGTTGAATTCTATTGGGCCTCTGCCGTTTGGTAACGCACCGCGGTCAGCATTTGTACCGTCGCCTGCTGCTTTAATTATTTTGGTCCAAATATAACTTTTATAATCTGTGTCCTCAGCTTCGTTATCAACAAGCACCATCTTGTTCTCAAAAAACACGTATTTCTTTCCTACTACTGTAGATGCTGGCACAACAAATTTTATTAAACTATCTACTTTGGCATATTTTAAAGTATTGCTAGTATAAGATCCTATCTTAAATTTAGTACCGTCTTCTTTATTTTTAAAGTAACCTGTGCTATTGTTTATATCACTGGTTAGCTGCGTCCATTCAGTTAAGGTGTCTGAAAAAGTGATTTTTGTAAATTTTGAAAAATAAAAATTATAGACATCTGTATCATTAAAAATTGGTTCAATACTGTTTCTTATAAAATTAACTACTTCTAATCTATTAGAAAATTTAAAAGTTAAAGTCCTTTCGATATCTTGTTTATAAATGTATCCGTCACTAGCAAATACATTAACAGAGCTGTACTTTCCGCTGGCGTCGATGATATCAAAATTTCTAGAAACTCCGCTAGAAGTTCTATTAACTGCTTTGACTTTTATGATGTCCTGTGATGCGCTTAACGGTGCTAAGTTGTAATCTTCTCCGGTTATCATTCTATTTTGAGTGTAGTACAACGCCGGTGCATTATTTCTTATAGTATCTACATCTTCGGCCGCTGAGGCAGAGCTTACTGTAGATTTTAAACTCATCGATACTGTTAAGGTATGCTCGACTCCTTGCTTATTTCTATAAGGAATTGATACATTTATCCCTCGCATTTCTGGAGGAGTTATTGCGTAAGTTAACCCGTTACTAATTCTATAAAAAATTCTAAATGTACCTTTGGGTAAATTTCCGTATACACCGTCGCCAAAAATTAAATCAATCTGATCATTATTTTTTGTTACGATCGAAAATATATTTCTTACATCATTTACTGCACTATTATAAGCTATATTACTTCCGGAAAGAGAAGATACTTTTGTCCATTGTTCCAAGGGAGTACCATCGCTGTTTAATTTAAACAACCATACATCGTCGTTGTTTACGTTTTCGCTGTCCACACTGATTTTTTCATTGGTAGTGGGTGCGGTGATTGAAAAATCAGCTAATTCTAAACTACCCTGTTTAAACAATGCGAAGAATCCTGTATTGGGACTGGCTGCACCTCTACTATCATTTCTATATACAAAACCAAACTGATTACCAGGGACTGGGGCTTCTTCATATATAGATTCGCTGTTTGCGAAAGAAGTACTTAGAATCTCAAAGGCCATTGAACGACCGGCTACAGTTTTAGAGAATGTAAAGATAGGTACATCAGCTGAAGTGGTTCTAAATCTATACTGCTCGGTCGGGATATTCTGTATAGTGGCCTGTCCTTGGCTTCGGCCAAATTCTGTGTTGTCACTCATCGCAGAATTTAATACTAAAATAAACTGTTCTAGCCAATTAATATTCGTTGGGTCATTCCATATAATCGTTTGAGATTGTAGATTTCTTCCGTTGCTGTCTAATAGATCTTCTGTTGTGCTTACTGTGTCAAATTTCAATAATCCTTGCGCAGGAACATTTCTTTTAGCATTATAGCTCAACATTCTAGCTAGTCGAAGAACACTTTCTTTTTTCTCGGCTAATTCTAAAAAATTTTCTCTGCTTGCTAAATCTATACGAAACGCTAGACTTTGGCCTATAAATGCTATTGCATCTATTAGCGCAAGATATTCGGAACTTTCGATATAGTCATTGAAATCTTCGGGGTAGTTTTCCCTTAGATAGGTAATCATTACCCTTCTCAGATTTTCAAAATCATAGCTGGTAAAATCAGCATTTTGAAAAGTCTGATAGATAGTTTTCCAGTCTTGATTTAAAATTAAATTTGTTTGTCTTAGCGTAACTGACATCTTAAAGTCCCATATATCAATATTTACCCGAAAAAGTTAACCAGTCAGTTAATGATAGAATTGTTTTTATCAAACTCAAAAGTCATTCTTTCATTGATGTTAAAAGGAATATAAACAATATCTGCTTCTATCCTTATTCCCTGATCTGTAGTGTCTACTAGAATAGAATTAATAGCTATCCTTGGGTCATAATTTATAATAGTTTCTACATCTTCAGAAATTAACCGTTTAACTTCATCTGTAAAATTTTCAAACAACATATCCCAGATTATGGTACCGAATTCTGGGTTTTCTAATTTCTCGCCTTTTCTTATATAAAAGTGATTAATGATATCTTGTTTTACTAAATCTATGTCGTATAGTTTGAATCCTCGTTTTGATTCAAGAGAGCTAAATCCTTTATAGGTAAAAGAACCAGTATTTTGATCCCCTACACTGGCCTTATTTTTGGCCACTGTTTGATTGTTATATAATTTTGCCATTTTTTATCTCTCTCTTAAACTTTCTTTTCGCCAGACATAATTTGCGAAATTTTAATCGATCCGTTTTTAACAGCGGATGGTACACCTACAGGCATTTGAACTGGGACAAAGTGACCGCTATCGTTAGCACCGGCATTGTTATGAATACCTTGTTGTCTTAAAAACTGTTGAGCAAAACCAGTATAGGCGCCAAGTTTATTCAACGAATCCCACTTACCATCCTTGTAAATTAAGATATCTGCTGCTGCTCCGTAATTGTGCCAACTATTTCCCGGACTCGCTGCTTGAGGACCGGTACCTGCTTTAAATGCTTCATATAGTGCCTTACTTCTTTCTAAAGGACGAAGACATTCTGATACACTCATATCCCAGCCATCTTTAAAATATTGCTGTATGAATGCTTTTATTGCTTTAGCAAACACTACCCTTACTGTGGGGTCTAGAGTATTTAGGTTATCGGCTGTACGTTTTCCGTATTTGCTAGGAGCAAAGAAATCAGCAGTTAGATTTACGCCGCCCGGAGGAATATCGATCTTATCAGGGAATGAAGCTTTGCCAGTAGTTGGATCTGGCTTAACTGCATCGTAATCATTGATCTCTGCTACGTGGGCAGCGGAAGCAGATACTTGGCTAGCTGCTGTGGTAGACTGATGTTCGGTAGGTAAATCTCCGCCATCGTCCCTATCAGTAGCAGGCGGATTAACCTGTTCGGGAGCATTACTTTCGTGCAGTGCCCAAGGTTCGTGCATAGGTATCCTTTTCATAATGCTAGGAATCGTTCCTGATTGATATTTTGTTTTTGCCCAATCACCGACCGCAGTAGCAATATTGTCGTGGGTACTAAGTGGTGGAGCTGTAGCTGCTGATGTTGCCTGGGCAGCGGTAGCAGCTTTAGGTCCATTAATATCTACTCTAGAACCAGAAATAACGATTTTTCCCGATGCTCCAACATCTATAGTAGCTCCAGAGGTAACTTTGAGACTTGAAGAAGAATATATGTCGGTAGTTCCTAGAGCAGTTAATTTTGCACTACCTCCTACAGCTAGATCAAAATTATTTCCTGTGGTAAATTTTGTATCTGTACCAATTTTATAGTCTAACGATTCAGCTACAAATACCTTCATGTCTAGTCCAGATCTTAAATGTATATTCTGTAAAAAATCTCCGTTAAAGCGACCTTTGGCTTTTATATTAACATTCCTTCCACACTCTAAATTAAAATCTCTATCGGCATAAAAATTAAAATCGTTTTTTGTATGAACACTTACACTGTCTTCGGCGTAGATATCTATTTTGCCATTGCTGGTAAGTTCTACCCAAGTTGTTCCTTTTGAATTAGCAATATAAATTAGATCTTCGGTATTATGTAAAAGGATCTGATGGCCGGTTCTTGTTCTAACTCGAAAATATTCATTAGCAGGGATCGTAGGATCTCCTTTTTCTCCTGCTAGTGTATCCGCATATTCTCTAGGACCTTGACCGGCAGGTTTTTTCCTTTGTAATTGGTCATCTCCATCATCGAAAACTAATTGGGTGCCACCTAATCTACTTACCGGAACAGGACTAGGTGTTTGGCTCTGTTTTAAACCTATAGATTTTCTTATCGCTCCGTCTCTGCGATCTAATGGTCCGGGAGTGGAAATTCCAAAAACCATGTTAGGAACATTTCTTCTAGGAGTACTCTGCGCAGGACCTCTCACATCATCTTCTAATAATCCTTGTTCTAAGAATCGTTCAACTATTGGATGCACTGGTTTTTTAACCTTATCGATTTGCATATTGGTATCTAACGTATTAGCCAATCGATTAACTTCGCCTACAGGCAAAGGTTGGGTAGTATTAAATCTTGCTTTATCTGCATCAGTAAGTTCAACGTCGGTGGATGCTCCGATAGCAGGAACCATATGGTTCATGAATCTGCTAGGAATACAACCCATCCAATACCCCTGTGCAGGATCTCCGTTAATGAAGAAACAAATTACAGTTACTCCAACGTCTGGAGGAACAAACCACATTCCGTATGATTTTTGTGTGTCATTAAAATCGGTTTTATTTGCTCCCATAAATTCGTAGGCGGTGCTTCCGTAAAACGGAGTAGCAAAATGTACTGAATATGTTTGGTTAGCATCACCTATTAAGTTACCGTCTCTTCTTAAAAGAGTAACTTGCAATCCTCCCATAAACGAAGGATCGAGATGTCCTACTACCTTGGCTAAAAAAGGTCCAGGGCCTATGTTTTTTCTTGCTGCTGGTGCAGCTGACTGTCTAGTTTCTCTAGGCATTATTCACCTTCCGATCCATATATAAATGTAGTGGGATCTTTTTTCTCAGTCTCTGGTTCTTTGTACAACAGAGTCTGTGTTTTAACAATACTTTCTTTACCAACGTAATCTTGAGGTTGTCCTGTCATTCTAATACATCTTATAGTTTGTGTGAAAATTCCACCGCTGAATTTGTTGTCGCATTTAGTGACTTTATAGATTCCACTGAACGGGCTGACTATTTCTCCTTTAGGAAAATTATAAAGGCCGCCCTGTCCAGTTGTTCCTAAATTAGGTTCTATCGGTGTTCTAAAAGTTATGTATACATATACATCGCTGCCTTCATAATTCATCGTTAAATCAGAATTAGTTTGACTATTTGGTCCTTTGTCTGCGATATAATTTCCCAATCCTGTATCCACTAACCAATAAGGATCTCCTAATATTTCTATGTTTAAATTTATTAAGTCTGC